ATATTCGCCATCCAGCGCAGCCAGGACTGCTTCAATTTTTCGGGCCTGAGCCTCTTCCAGCACTGAATACTCGACCGTGCATTTCCAGCGGGAGCCGGGAAAGCGGACAACCTGCGAAGCGCCATTGAAGGGAGAGCGGAAGGTTTTGGTGTTTGATTCGAGATGCCAGTTAAGCGAGGAAGGATTGGGGCCGGGCCATTCAAGTACATCCGCCATTGTTTACTCCTGAGTTACACTCCCAACAGGCGACGGGCCTGCCCTCTGTTCTGAAAATCCTGAAGCATATCCTGACGGGCTCGTTTGGCACCGTCGTTCGCCCCTTTACGCGCAGCCTCCTCCATCGCTCTTTGCAGCGCCGCATCGCCATTACCGGAGACGTGAATAGTTTGATAGACATTGATGTCACCAACACTGCCGCCTGATGCCTGACCGCCACTGTGCAGCTGAACACCCAGGGAGCCATCCGGCCCGCGCTTCAGCGGCATGATTGCTTCGGGACCAGCCTCACCGAACACCCCTGCACCTTTAGCGAAAGCAAAGAACTTCGGAGAGTCGTAGATGCCGCCACTGTAAGCGCTTAGTGAGGGCGAATCATAAACTCCACCTTTCGCGTTCAGGCTGAGGTTGTTATAGGCGCCACCGGAAAAGGCATTACTCGATGAGCCGGAGGCAGATGCTGCAGCACCGCCGGAAAACATGCCGCCTGCAGCACTGAAGATGCTGGTACCCAGCCCAACCAGCGCTTGACGGGCTGCAATGCGTGCTATATCGGAGAGAACTGAATTGGCGAAGTCGCTAAAGGATGCCTTGCCTGTAGTAACAAAGCTGACCAAAGAGTCTTCCATGCCAGTAAAAGCATTAGTGAAGAGTTGCTCTGACATTGCTGACACATTAGTCGCGCTGTCCTGATATTCCTGCCACGCACGGGATGCACCGGCAGTAAAAGACCCGCGAGCTTCATTCATCCGCTGAATGTGCGCATCGTAGTTGCTCAGCTCAGTCTGCAATGCCTGCTGCTGCAGCTGAATCTCCTGGTCAATTTCTTCGCGGGCAATGTCACTCGTTGCTGATGCGCGTTGCTGGCGCAGCTGAGTGATTTTGTCGTTGTAGGATTGCTCAAGGGAGAGGCGTTGCGTGTACTGCTGCTGTTCGTACTGACTAAGCCCGCCGCCGGCAAACAGCTCGTCTGTCGCATACTGGTTCTGCCGATTGGTGATGGTGCGTTCAATATCAGCCCGGGCTTTATCCAGCGCCAGCAACTTCTCGCGCGTCTCGATTTGCTTCTCCAGCGCCGCGTTCTGCTGCAGTTGCGCAGTGATGAGATCGGAATTAGCCAGCAGTGATTTCTGGTCAGCGGTTAACGTCTGCTTGGTCTTAATGTCTGCCAGCTGTTGCTCCCAACGAATAAGCGCCTGTTGCTGAGTGCCGATTTTGTCACTGGTATCGTACTGGCTGAGTAACACTTGCTGTTGCTGGCGTAGCTGGTCGAGCATCCGGGCGCCCGCATCTTCAGAGTATGCGCGGCCTTTTGACTGCTGCGGGTCTTTATAGCGTTCGTTTATTCTGCGTATTGCTTCACTTGCCTGTGTCTCATCAATAGCATGTGCTAATAATTGTTTATTAACGAGTTCTATTGCTTTAGCACGACGTTCAGCGTTCGTTATTAGGCTTTTCTGTAACGCGTCAAACTCTCTTTCTTGCTTGAGAGCTGATTCATTCTCCTCTTGTCCCTTGGCTTTAGATTCATTTAAGTCATTTTGCAGATTAATTGCAGCTTGCAGGATATTGACTTCAGCCTGAGCAGAGCCTTTATCTGTAGAATAATTGACGCCATAAGTGTTCCACATCCCATTGCCCAAGCCTTGATTACTGATGGCTTCGTTGACAGCTTTCTGGGCAATTGCCAATTTTTGCTCGAGACTACCTTCCCTTCCAATATCAAGCATTGCATCCCAAGCTGAACTAGCTGCTCCTTTTAAAGCAACCCATGCCTTTTCAATATCTCCCAAATTCCCTTGGATATCAGAGGCGCGATTGTTCATTGTTTGCGCATAA